TGAAAGCATAATCTCTCCATCTAAATTCTAATTGTGGAGGATAAATAGTGTGAGTATCTCTTGAGAAAAATTTCATCTCAATTTGATAATCTTCACTATCAACAAATTCAACTGCTTGTTTAGCTATAAAACCATTATTAGATATAGATCCACTATACCATGCCTTAACCATGTTAGTAATATTAACATTAATATCACCTGAATCAAAATAATTAAAGCTTTGTGTTGAATAAATTGGTAAAACAGTAGCATTAGCTGATCCTGTATACCATGTTCCTCCTCCCGCTGATCCTGAATATGAAGCAGTTACATATGCTGAAAAATTACTTGTAGACCAAGCATTACTACCAGAATATGATTTCCAGGCCCAACTTACTCCATTGATGTATTCAGGATTATATGAATATTTTCCTGTACCCATATCCCATGATCCGGATAATGGATAAAATTCAAGAGTAGTGGTAAGGTTTAATCCTTCTAAATTAGCTACAAATCCTCTAAAATTAGCTTGCCATTGAGAACCACTAATTTTATTAGTAATAATATCGTTTATTTCAGTATCAGAAAATTGAACTAAAAATCTACTTGATTGGGGAGTACCAGATATATCTATATCAGCAGATGATTCTAATATTTCATCTAACCCTGTATTTTTACTAGGGTATAGCGAATAAATGGAAGCGTCTTTAACAGGAAATATTTTGTAAACTGCCATTTTTTATTATAAATATAAAAATTATAAAGGCACTACACGTCCTTTAATATCAGTATCAGGAAATCTTACTTCAAAAACCATTGGGTCTAATGAAGGATAAACAACATTGTTTACAGTTGCTCCTTTTACATCATAAGCAAAATTTGAGTATCCTAAATTTGCTCCTACTTTATTTGTAATATTAATATTTTTTACAGTTTGAACTCCATCTATTTTGTCTAAAAGAATAAATAAATCTTTTAATAAGATAGGTTCATTGATTTGCCATTTATCAATTTGAAAATAATCTTTTAATGCTTGGATACCATTAAAAATAACTTCATTATTATTATATTCTGGGAGAACTGTTATATCAAAATCTATTCCTATATTAATATAAAAGGCATCTTTAATTTTTATAGAATCATTAACAATTCTATATTGAGAAAGATACGTTGATAAATTTTGTTTTAAAGCTGTAGAAGCAAATTTTAATTTTTTATCATTATCAAAAGCTAAAACAAATAAATTTAAAACTGAAGGGGTTTCACCTGGTAGTAAATTTTCTAGTTTTTGTGGTTCAACATATGCTTTTGCTATACTACCATATTGAGAAGGTATACTCAATGCTCTAACTAAATAGTCATCTTGTGTTACACTTCTTAATTGAGTAGCAAATGTTGATAAAGAATTAAATCTTATTTCATCTGTTGTATCACCGTCTTGTCCACCTGAAGCAGCATTGGGGTTATTAACTAATACTGAATCAAAAACAGTTTGGGATAAAACCGGATCTAAATTGCTATTTTGAAATCTAATATTTTCTGTGTTGTTAATAGTAGTTAAGGTTCCAGCAGATACATTTGAGGAAACTCCTCCTCCTGTTAAATAACGAACAGTTAATGTTGTATTATAAGGAGAAATACCATAAGTGTCAGTATACAAAAAATTAGTAGGTGAAAAAGCAGTTGTTAATAAAGAACGTTTATAAGGAAGTCCTAAACCTACATTTTCAGGATTAGGAATAACTTCTTCATCATTATTTTGAGTAGTTGTTCCTGCACCAAATTGTAGTTGTAACGTTTCTTTATCTATAAATCTAGAAACAAATCTACGTGGTACTTTTCTTAATTGTAATAAATATGGAACTTCTGATTGATCTGAATAGAAATTAGGATCATTTGGATTTGTGTTTTTAATAGTATCAAAAACTGTTTCTTGAGCCATATATGGCACTTCATACCATTCATTTCCATCACTATCAACAATGTCTAATATTTGAATAATACTAGCATCATTTATTTCAACTGTTTGGAAACGTTCTGGAGGGCCAAATGAAAAAGTTGTTGTTTGAATATCGGCTGAAATTGCTTGTCTTGATTTTTTAAGTAGAAAAAATGTAGGAAACCCATTAGTATTATCTACACTAAAAATTGTTACAGTAGTAGGATCAGCTGAACTTGAAAATGAAAAATCAATAGCATCCTGCACTAAAAAATTTCCCCCATTAGCTAAATTAGACTTAATAGATGTATTTTCTGCTATGTTTAAAGCATAATCATAATCAGGTATATATGTTCCTCCTACAAGTTTTGAAGGTACTTGTTGATAAACGTCTACTGTTGTAATTGCTGCTCCAGTTACTTTTGGTCTATAACCCAGCATATAAGCTAAAGTATAGAGATTATTTGTTTGACGTGTAAATTGTACAAAATTTTCTTGTATTTGGTTGTCAAGATAAAATGATAAAACATCTCCAACATACGCAGACATTTCCATAAACATCATTCCTGGAGAGGAAGGAGTAAAGTCATTGTATGTGCTTGGGAAATAAGTTTTAGCAAATTCTATAAGAGAATTTCTTAATTCACCAAAATCTTTATTTAAATATTTTATATCTCTATTTTCAGAAGCCATATTTTTTATTTAAAATTATTATGTTCCTATAACAGGAACATCAATGTTAATAGTTTGAGCAGCGTTATTCAAAACAGAATAATTTATTACTATTTGTATAGCATTATTTTGATAAGCAGGAGTAATCAATAATTGGTTTACTCTGACTGATGGGAAATTAGTTTTTATGTCATTGGTTAATTTTATTTCTAATGCATTTATAGTATTAGGAGTAAGAGGTTCAAATAAATATTGTCTTAAATTAGAACCATAATTTGGATTTAATCTTCTTTCTCCTCTATTAGTTAAAATAAAATTAATCAAATTAGATTTTGTTTGTTCAATAACATCATATGTTGAATTAAAAACATCATTAGTATTTGAAAAAGGAATAGACACCCCAACCGCTACACGTTGGTTTAAATCTAAAGGATGTTTATTTGGTATTCTATATGCCATTACTTATTATTCATTAACCCCATTATTTGATTTAAACTTACTTCTCCACCAGGTAAACTTGAACCTTCACCTATAGTGCTTACAGGTGGAGGAGTATATGCTGGTTGAGCATGAGATGAATTAGCAGAAATTGTAGTATCAAATTCACCTCCAATCATAGCACGTAAATTACGTTTAAGATCATGATTTACAGTTGATGTTGATGGGGATACCATTACAGGTTGGTTTAAGAATGGGCTAGTCCCAGTGTATGTTTCACTAACTACAGTTTTTGGAGCACGCACCGCTTCAAGAAGTATATCTTTTAGTTCATCTTGAATTGCTTCACGTACTGCTTCTTTAATTAATTTTTTTAAAAAATCTGTTTTCATATATTATAAATATTTGACTATTTGGCAGTTAAATTAGGATTTGAATCTATAATAAATTTTAGTTCATTTAGTAATACTTGAGGGTCTGATGCAAATGATTTTTCTGTTTTTAATACAGGTACTCCTTGAACATTTAATGCTTGAGCAAAACGAAGAGGATATTTACTAGTACTAGCTTCATCTAATTTAATTTCTAAAGTAAATCCTTTATAAGTATTGTCTCTTTCTGTTGCACCTATTACAGCACTATTACTTATACCTGTAGATGTATTTACAAGAGTATTTAATTCATTATTTATTTCTTCAAAAGGTATATTTTGTTCTTCAGAACATTTTCTAATTAATATATCTAAAAATTCTAATATCTTTATAACAAGTGTTAATAATATAGCTATACTACCTATAACTATAGATACTAAAGTAACACCAGGTTGTATTATTCCTAGTATTTGTTCTGATTGTCTAAGTATTTTTTGGAGTCTATTTACTGTATCATTTGTTGTTACAGCTTGTGGACCTTGTGCTGCTACAACCAATGCTTGAGCTGCAGTTTGAAGTGGTGGTATTGTTTGGTTTAAAACAGTAAGCGCTATTCGAACACCAGTTATTATACCATTAACTGTACCTACTTGTTTGTTTAATGTATCAATTTTTTTATAAAGTCTATTTAAATCTTTAACTAGTTTATTACGTTTAGGAATTAAATTTTTTAAAATATCTTTTTTTGGGCATTTAATTTTATTTGCAATTTGATCTAAAGGAACTTGAGAAAGTAAATACTGCAACGCCATAGGACCAAAAATTGCAACTAAAGATAAAGCAGCTGCTATTAAAGTTTTTTTAATTTTTTCTTTATCTAAATCAGCATTAAGAGCTAAATTAATAGGAAAGGGGATAGGGGGTAATGATCTTTCAGCTACTTCTATTTCTTGATACTTTAATTTAGCTAATATTTTTTGTATAATTACTTTTTTTAATTCTTCTGTAGGTTGTGGAGTTAAAGTTATTCTAGGAATAGAATAATACACATCATTATCTGGGTTATCTTCTGGGGGTGGGGATTTTTGGATATTATTAATAGTTACTCCTTCATATTCATCTTTTTCAAATGAAACACTTATAGCTGGATTAGCACTTACTTTATCCATGTCAATTTTAGTACTCCACTTCCCTGATGGTTTAGTTTTAACAGATTTAGTTGTTCTAGCTGAAGGAACAAGAGGGGTTAAAACTTCAGTAATGGAAGGAGAATCTTTTCCTGCAATAATGTCTTCAAGAAATATTTCAGCTAGTCCATTATCTGCACCTGTTTGGAATGCTTGAGATTGTTCTTCAACTGAGGAAGAATATGGTATGTAAGTTAAAATTGCTTCAGATGATTTTTTAGGAATCCCAAATACAGGAGAATATACTGTTTTAAATGCTTTCCCTAATTGAGTTTGAACAGATTCAAATGATACACTTCCACCATCATTAGTTTTATATTTAGGAGGAATTGTTTCTGATAAGTAATTAATATCAACTGTTACTCGACCTAAACCTTTTCCAGTATTACTATCAACAACATTACCATCAATTATTACTTGTGATTTGTTAAATAAAGACATATTATACTGTTTTTACTGTTTTAGATAAAAATCTTTTATCTGCGATAGCTTCTTGTAAATTTGTAGCAGTAGTAGAAATAGTAGATGCTAAACTTTGAAAAGATAAAATAGGTTGAGATTTTAATTGTCCTGTTACTGGGTCTGTTACTTGAACTACAGCTGATTTAAAAGCTTGGGAAATTGTACTTAATGTAGCTGCTATTTCTTCTAATTGAATTGAAAGAGTATCACCTAATACTAAAGGTTCAGTAGCATTAAGAGAACCAAATTTTATATCTGAGGATGATAATACTATTTTTGCACCAGCATCTACTCCAAATGTATCTTCAGTTGATAAATGAATGTGTTGTCTTGATGAAAGTAATATTGAATCTGATTTAGAATTAAAAACTAATCTACCTGAATTTAATATTATTTGGGGGTTATTAGTATATTGTTGAATACCTGTAGGGGGAGTGGATAAAGAAGAATAACGTTGACTAGAGGGTTCTAGGTTTAATTTTTGAGTACTTGTTAAATAAACTGAGGATTTATCTAAGTTTATGTTTTCTAAAGTAGGAACCCACGACTCATTATTATTATTTACATTTTTTGAATCTTCTCCTTGCCCATTTCTTATTATAGTAATAGGATCACCATTTGTTCCAGTGTCAGACCAAGCATTAGGTTTACTATTTATTGTTGTTTTAACTGTAGAACCTAAACGTATAGAATTACTGTAACGCCCTTCATATATTACGTCTCCCTCATATGGTAAGAGAGGATAATTAGATAATGTGTTTTCTTCATCAAATGTACTTCCTAATGTTATGTCAGTATCAGCATCTGGGGATCTTCGTACTGAACCGGCTTCAGCATAATCATATCCAGTTTGTTGAGTATCAGATGTTCTTTCTATAGGCACAGCGTTGTGAACTTGACTATTCCAAACATTTATAGGAGGTAAATAATATGCTGTTATATTAGATGTATTTTGTTCTACATTTGCGTCTGCTAAATAAACTACAGGTACTAATTCATTTATAAGAGGGTATTGTTTAATGTTTGGAAAAGCAGGTGAAGCAGGAATAAGAGGAATTTCTTTAGATAAAATAGGATTTTTAACAGCTTCAATAAAAATTGTTCCTATACCATTCCATCCTCCAAAATTATTAAATTGAGGATGTGTATCATTTAAAATAATGTCTCTAACTCTACTGGAAATGATTGATGTGGTAGAAGTAAAAGATTTAGTTCCTTGTTTAGGAGCATAAAGGTTATAATTAGCTGATAATCCATATCTAAGAGCAGAAGTACTCATTTATCCTCTCCTTTAAATTTGTCTATTTCAGATAATAATTGAGCTTTTTCTTCGTCTGAAATGCCTAAACCTCCATCTGTAGTATTGTTATTCATGATGCGTTGGATGATAGTAGCCATTTTAATTAGTTGTTCGTCATTTTTAACACCTATTTCTAAGTATTCTTTAATTAATGGAACAATTAAAGTAGCATCTCCAGGATCATTGACTAAGGGTTTAAGTTCTGCTATTAAAGCAGATATTTGTTTTTCCTTACGTTTTTGATTATTATAAATTTCCTCTAGTATGTCGGAAAATTTTTTACCACCAAATACTACGTTTTCTAAACCGTTCATAATACATATATTTAGTGATAAATATGGTTATGGGAAATTTGTATACCCGTTTTCTAGGTAAAAATAGTAATGTGTTTTAAACACGTCGTATAATTTATTTGCTATTTTTGTTATTTTTGGAGTTTTAGCATCAATAATTTCACGAATATAGATGTAAAGAGCCTTTTTATTAAAAATATCTATACTTTCTCTTTTACGGAATAATTCCAAAATTGCATCAGCTATTTTAGCATCATCATTTTTTGGAAACAAAGTGTAAATGTTGTTTGAACAGTATTCAACGTATTCATCCATAAATGCTGCTAGTTTAACATTAATTGAAACGTCATCAATGTTATAACTGTATTTTCCATCTGATTCTAATTCTGAAACAGGTGCTTTATCAACACGTTTTTTATAGTTTTTAGTATTAGAAATGATTAAATACCGTTTAGCAATTGTCCCAAAGTATGAATATGCTTTTGCTCCTTTTTCTGGGTTGAATAAATGGATTTTAGAAAGTAAAAATGAAATTACTTCGTGTTGTAAATCCTCTATGTTATTTACTTCAGTATAATAAAACTTAAAAGTATGAATAATGTTTTCTGTTAATTTAAAAAAAGCATAATGAATACGTTCTCTGTAGATTTTGTCTTTTAATTCATAATCAAAAGTATTGTTGTATTCTATAATAGCGTTTTCTGTTTCTTGAGTAAAATACATTCCTGTACTTTTAGGCTTTACTTGAACATTCATAAGTTTTTGATATTAAACTGGTTTAATACATCTTGGATTTGTTTTATAGATTCAAAAAAGAATCCCACTTCATCATCAGACTTAAACGATTCTCTAGCATCTACTTCCTTTAAACGCTTATCAGAATGTTCAATAATGTCTGAGATTTTGTTTAAATAAACCATGTAACCAGCAAGAATATCTTCTTGTTTTTCGTTTTTCTTAAGAAGATTAAAGGTCGTGTATCCTAAAACCACGACCAATAATCCTAAAATAGCAATAGCAATTATCATATGCTGTCTAACAAATTTTTTAATCCTTCACTTTTAATACTACTAAGGGCTTTAGTTTTAACGGAAGCCTTTTTGTTTTCATTGATTGTGAAGTTATTGGATTTTTCTTTTTCACCTGTAAATTTGGGAAACCACTCTTTTTCAAACTCAATCCTAGCAGCCATTAAGTCAGCCTGGTGGATAATGTGTACTAAAGAAGTGCGTGGTTTTGTTTCTGGTGACCAAGTCATTAAATATGGTTTGTTAGCATCATCATATAAACCATCATGTAATTTAATTGCTAACATTTCATTTTTAGAAAACATAATACCATGAGACATGAGTAAATGTAAACTACGATCTGGTACTGACATGTATTCAAGGCGATTATTGAATTTATAATCTTCCCCTAGTTTTTCTCGTCTCCATTGGTCATCCTGGGATAAGTATGATTCATTGTTTTCATCACCCATTTTACCCAAGTCATGGTTAAGAGCAGCAAATACCAATTCTTCTTTAGTGTATGTAGAAGAATCTACTCCCATTTCTACCCAAACATTGTTTAATTTAAGAGCACAATCCACTACCCTTAATACGTGGTCTACGTATCCTCCTGGGAATGCATTGTGATATTCTTTTTTATGTGATGCTGGCATCATCATAATACGGTCTGAGTATTTATAATAAAAGTCTAATAATTGAGAACAACGAGGTTCACTAATATAGGCTTTAATTGTTTCTTCAAAATCAATCCAGTTTTGTTGGATTTGTTCTGCTGTTAATTTCATAACTTTTATTGGTTTTTAATTATAAACGTTTTGTTCTGATTCTACGTATAATTTAATTTGGTCTACACATTCTCTAATACGTGTTAGAGCGTCCATATATGCTTCTATGGATTGTCCTTGTTTGATGATAAAATTGAGTTGACTAGTTACACCTTCAATTTTGTCTAATTCGTGTAATACATTGTTTTTATTTTTCATAATTGTTTATTTTTATAACGCGTTGTAACGTTTTCACATTTTCTTATTTATACACTTTCTTGCAAACCCGTATTCATACGATACTAATACGAATTATGTTCTCCAAGTTATTTTTAAAAAGTATTTGTTAAATCTTGTACCTTTTTAACAAAAGCACATTTTTCGTACTCCTCTAAGTTCAAGAAAAAATTTAAGGTACTATCTAAAGCCATTTTAAATGTTTCGTCTGAGTATAATCTGAGACTGTCTATATGAGAAGGATCTGTAAGGTTTAGTTTTGCTAATTGTTCAAATGCTCTTTCATACACCATTAAATTACTAGCCTTTTCAATATCATTCACATCCAGTGGAGGATCAGATGTATTAAAAAAGGCAATCATTTGTTTAGAAAAAACATTGTGATTAAATATCATCTTCTTAAACATTCCTATCCATACAATAGGGTTTTCAAATAGATCCTTTTGAGGTTCTACATTTTTAGGTTCATCTTCAGATGAA